TGGCAACACACCTCCGCTCATGGGGCCTTAAGGTTCAGGAAGTTGATGGATGGCAAACCCGTTCATCTAACTGGTCAAAGAGCTTCAGCCCAAAGGGAGTTGTTTGTCACCACACAGCAGGGCCAACAGCCAATGGAAATTACCCAAGCTACAACACCGTTTTGAACGGACGCACCGGGATTCCAGGGCCACTGTCCCAGTTCGGTCTTGGACGCGACGGAACGGTAATTCTCTTTGCGGGACACCGTGCAAACCACGCTGGTGTTGGTGGACCTCTAAATGGTATTCCGGAAGATTCAGCAAACGCTTATATGTGGGGCATTGAGGCAGAGAACTCAGGAACACAGCCTTGGCCTACAGTACAGCTACAGGCTTACTACCGTCTAGTTGCCGCACTTGCCAGTTACGACAAGGCACCATTCAAGGCATCAATGGCAATTGGTCACAAGGAATGGGCTCCAGGTCGTAAGACTGACCCAAGCTTCAGCATGGCAACTTTCCGTGAGAATGTTCAAAAGGCTATTAACACTGGAAAGCCATCTACCGGAGGTTTGGCTATTGTGCCAAAGACCGGGGCTAAGATTGACAATCTAGGTAACCCTAAGTACGGAATGGGACCATATGATGATGGTCGCTGGACGCGAGGACCAATTCCTAAGCTTCCGCTGTACCTGTACGACGTTTATCTAATGGTCGCAAAGGAAGACGGGCGCTACAGCAGGCCCTTGGACGCCTTCCAGCTTGCCCACCAGGCTAAGGTTGTTGCAGAGCTTGACCACCTTGCTCGTCTAAAGGGAGTTCGGCCACAGCGCACAATTGTCAATCTGATTAAGCAGGTTCAGACATTGTGGTTTGGCTATAACTCCCACACGAAGAACTACGGGTTGTTCGATAGAAAGCTACTAGACTTGTTCATCAAGCGTCAGGGCTGGACCTTCTGGGACGGACCACGCGGCTGAACAAAAACGTCGCGAGTCCAAGAGACAAGCGACCACGGGCGTGCGCATTCGTGCTCGTGCCTTAGGATGATGTAGTTACATAGTTGCACACAGAGAGGCCACCTGAGGAGGTGGCCTCTCGCCCTATTTATGGTAGAATTAAACAAATGACCTATGTTTACCACATCCTACGTGATAACCCAATTGCCGTCTATCCACTAGACAGCGGCGTTACCGACGTATCAGGATTTGACCGCGATGGTGCCACCACAGGTACTCCAACCGTTGACCGTCCACTCACTGCCCGTGGCATTGCCGCACAGTATTTGGACGCGGCGGGCTTTACGTATCCAATTGGAGATATCATGATGGCGACAAAGCAGCAGAAGTCATTTAGCCTTGAGGCGTGGGTAAAGCCACATAATGCAACAGGTCTGGCAAATATCCTAGCTAGAAATACTTCAGGTCTGTTCATTGATGAAGGAATCCTATTCTTTCAAGTGGCTTCTCCTACTGTAATCACAAGCGTCGAATATGAATGGCTAGACGTGGGTCGAACGGCTCATGTTGTTGGTGTCTATGACACTAATGACATTTATCTATACGTTAATGGCGAAGTCGTCGCTTCCGCAACTGTCGATGAGTCAATCCGGATTGATGGATTGATGGATACCGCCACAAATCTAGTTACAAACACTAGTGGCGGCGCTAAGATGACTGTTGACGCAGTGGCAGTATACAATTACCCATTGTCAACAAAGACTATTCAGTCTCACTATTCTGTTGGAACTACTTATCCGAATGTTTCCGACATCTCAAAGGGCAATGGCGGGCACGTCTACTTCATGAATGCTGACAATGCCACTATCCGAGCCTCCTTTGATTCAGACTTTGAAGATGCTAATTACGTGAACGCCGGGGTTATCGATGGGGAGCTAATCAACCTCACAGACCCAACAACCGGAGATTACGCAGCGGGTGTCTGGGAAAAGTCAATCTCCTTTGCTGCCGAAACGGGCATTGTCCTTGAAGGTTCCTCTCTAGCTTGGGAGGCATCACCTGGAGTAGTAGTATCAACCGCACTGAATGAAAACTCTTATACAGTCGCTACCAATGGAGCGCAACCATTCTCTGGATTGGATATTAGCACCGACCAGACATTCAAGATTAAGGTGGACCTTCCAGCAGGTACAGACCAGGCTGTTGTTAAGAATATGACCTTCAGGGCATATACCACAAAGGCTATTAAAGGAAGTGACGAGGCAGTAGCAATGACTCTTACTGACCCTGCCAACGTTGATTTGGATGTCTTCGCCTACAATCCTGTTGAGTTCAATGATTTCGGCGGGATGAAGCTTGGTGCAACCACTGGATTCACAATTGCACAAGACACAAATTTCGGCGGCTACACAGCAGTCGAGTTCACAGTCTTTATGAGTGCTAATGCCATTTCCAAGACCCTCTTTGCGGCAGGAAGCCATACCATCACTACAAATGCGTCTGGACAATGGGTTCCAAACAGCCTAGTAGCTTTGGTTGTAGATGGAGTGGTCATTTCTGCTGCAACGACAATCACACTAAACCGCTGGCACCACGTAATTGCCATTTTCGCAGAGCAGACATCTGCGCTGACATTCCTAAGCACTGTTGCCTGTCGAATTGGTTATCTCGCAACATACACATCACAAATGTCAACTATTGATACAGCCGGGGCTCAGAGTATTTACCAGAACTGGGTTGGAGCACCAGCATTGCAGCTTGTTGAGAGCAATACAATCACAATCTCCGAGTTTGAAGTCAAGGCATACACCTATGACTGGGCTATTCAGCCTGCTGGATGACAATAAGAGCCACATAAAGCCGATTTTCGACCACGGGTTGGACAAATTTGCGCTTATAACTAATTCAGAATACAATGATTATATGAAGATGAAGCTTACCAACAAGCAAATTGTTGAAGACCCGGATGTACAGCATGGCGTCTGGGTTTGGCAGATGCCAAATGGCGCTTTTGTCATGGATGAGGACCGCAACTTCCTTCTCACTATTGGGTATAAGGGAGATGTTACTGCGGCTTTTACATTGGCAAAGGCTGTACGCGGATTCGGAATTAATGAAGGTCGCCCGGTTTTCCTTGAGGGTCACCGACCAGTTGATGAAGAGGAGTATCAGCGTCAGAAGTTCCGTATGTCTCTAGGTCTAACTCCAGACCCAGAAGACGTCGGAGCTATCAACGACGAACTAAAGCATGGTCGCCAGTAAAGTAGCAGGCTCACGACGCCAGAAGAATCAGACTCCAGCGGAACCTTATGAAATTGAGGTTTCGCTTGGTTCTGTTGTAGAGTCACTTGCACCGGCTAATGAGACAGACGTATTCGCCAAGGAAGTATCTGACTTCCGTGAATACGAGGGTGTAAACCCAAATATGAAGCGTAAGGCCGCTCGTCTAGAGAAGGTCCAGCGCGGCACTGGTGGTGCAGAATCAAAGCGAATGGAGCGTACCGATAATCAAACCGGTTACACGCTCTTCGATGTAGTTCTTCCGCCATACAATCTAGATTATCTCGCGGCTCTCTTCGAGAAGTCTTCTCCACACGCAGCCGCCGTCAAGGCTAAGGTAAACAACATTGTAGGCCTTGGTTATGACTGGGTTGAGTCTGATGATACCAAGGAGAAGATTGATAATGCCGAGGGTGACGAAGAGAAGCTAAAGCAGATTCGTCGCAAGCTCTCTCGTATGCGCAAGCAAATGCAGGAATGGATTGATTCTTGCAACGAGGAAGATGACTTCCTTGAAATCATGCGTAAGATTTGGACTGACTACGAGGCAACCGGAAACGGATATCTTGAGGTTGGTCGAACAGTCACGGGTGAAATCGCATATCTAGGTCACATCCCATCCACTACAATGCGTATTCGAAAGAAGCGAGACGGCTTCGTTCAGATTATTGAGAACAAGGCTGTCTTCTTCCGTAACTTTGGTGACCAGAAGACTGTTGACCCAATTGGTAATGACCGTCGTCCAAATGAGGTTATTCACTTCAAGAAGTATTCACCAACGAACGGATACTACGGAATTTCAGACATCATTGCCGCCATGCATGCCGTAACCGGTAATGAGTTCAGCGCAAGATTCAACCTTGATTACTTTGAGAACAAGGCTGTTCCACGCTACGTCATTGTTACCAAGGGTGGAACGCTCTCACCAACATCTGAAGCCAGATTGGTCGAATTCTTCCAAACGACAATCAAGGGAAAGAACCACCGTACATTGTACGTCCCTCTTCCCGCCGAAGAGCCTGATAAGAAGGTTTCCTTCGAAATGAAGCCGGTTGAGGCTGGGACTCAAGATGCGTCATTCATGAACTATGACAAGTCCAACCTCAACAGCATTCTCATGGCCCACGGGGTTCCTGCTGGAAAGGCATTTGCTAACACTGGTAATACCTCTCTGGCAAACAGCCGTGACCAGGACAAGACCTTCAAGGAACAGGTCTGCCGTCCGGACCAGAAGATTGTTGAGAACAAGCTTCACAAGATTATCAAGGAGAAGACAAACATCTTCTACCTCAAGCTAACCGAGCTTTCACTTACCGACGAGGATACTCAGTCCAAGATTGATGAGCGCTACTTGCGTCTTGGCACTTACGTTCCAAACGAGGTTCGCGCACGTAAGGGTCTCCCAGGAATCAAGAAGGGTGACCAGCAGATTGAAATGTCTCCGCAAATGAAGGCTGAGCAGACCGCCCAGGCAGCACAGTCACGAACACGTGACCAGCAGCGTACGGCAAATGCGACAGATTCGAATGGCGAGGGACGAAGTACTCAAGGTGAAGGAAGGACTCCGGGCACGGAGTAACACGTGAACGAAATTGAGCGGCAGAGAGACAAGCTCGCCAGGCGTCTCAGCAAGCCAATCAACACGGCAGCCATTGTCATCATGGGTGTCTACACAGTCCTGTGGGGATTCTGGGTAGGCAATCCATTTTGGAGCACATTCGATGAGTCTAAGCAATACGACTGGCTAGCGCGGGTTATGCCAGAAGAAGGCTGGGGGCTAGTCGCTATCGCAGTGGGTGCGGTTATGTGCTATGGAGTTGGTAGAAATTCATTTCGCTCATTGAGCGCGGGTTCTTTGGTGGGAACTGTCTACTGGGGAACTGTTGCAATGGGCTATTACATTGGAGATTGGAGAGATACAGCAGGACTTACAAAGACAATGATTTGCCTCTACTGTGCATTCATCTTTTTGAACATCAGGATGAATCGAGACAGGCTAGTTGACTGATTTTGGCTTTTGAAAAAGAACTGATGTATATTACAAACATGGAGCTAATGAAGGCAAAGTGGTCTACGGACGGTGACAATTTCACTATTCACATGCCACTATCCAAGGTTGATAAGGAGAAGCGAACCGTTAGCGGTTGGGCTTCCCTAGATAACCCTGACTTGCAGGGCGATATCGTCTTGGCCGAAGCTAGCCAAAAGGCATTTGCCCGTTTCAAGGGAAACATCCGCGAAATGCACCAGCCAATTGCCGTTGGACGCATGCTTTCATACAAGCCTGATTCTTTCTACGATACAGAAACACAGAAGTTCTACAATGGTATTTGGGTTGAAGTATACGTATCCAAGGGTGCTCAGAGCACATGGGAGAAGGTTCT